GGTAAAGTTATGGCAGACGCTGCAGCTATGGCTAGTATGGATTTGGCTAATCTTAATAACCGCCAGCAAGCAGAAGTACAGAATGCCAAAAACTTCTTAGCTATGGATTTAGCTAACTTAGATGCTGCACAACAGACTATGCTATTTAAAGCTAAATCAGTACAAGATGCTATCTTAAGTGACACTGCAGCTAAGAATGCAACAATTCAATTCAATGCTAAGAGTGAAAACCAGACTAACCAGTTCATGGCTACACTAGCGTCAAACACAGATCAGTTCAATGTATCTCAAACAAATGCAATGGAGAAGGCTAACGTAGATGCTGCCAATGCTCTAGCTGAGTTTAACACAGAGCAAGCCAATGCAAGAGCAGAGTTTAACGCTGCGAATGGTCTTATCATTGCTCAAGCTAACGCTAAGTGGCGTCAAGGTGTTGTGACAACTAACACTGCAGCACAGAATGAAGCTAACATGAATGACGCTAAAGCAGCCAACGCTATGACTGCTAAACAGATAGATGCCATATGGCAGACAGAGCGTGATCTTATGTCGTTTGCTTGGAAGACTGCTGACAGTGATGCAGAGAGAAAGACTTCTATTATGGGCGCACATATTAATGCCAATGCAGGAATAACAAAAGCAGAGATACAGGGTTCCTATAGTAGCTGGGGTAATATTGGTGCTGCAGTTGTAGGGGTTGCTACTTCGTATTTTGAATCTAAAGGTACAGCAGCAGGCACAGCAGCTAAGAAGGTAAATTAATATGGCCCCTAAAAACACTCAAGCGGATTCTATAATTGGTGCTTTAAGAGAAGCACAGGATGCTCCAACTAATGTTGCTGAAGACATTAGAAAGTCTACAAAAAGGTCAGGTGTAGGCAAGGGACTAGCTAGTCCGACTATAGAACCTATTGATGATGACGAGGCTGATAACTCTGTCTTTGATAATGTAGTAGAAATGTTTTCAAGTTTGTATGACTCTTGGTCTAAGAAAAACCCAGACCCAGAACCCCGTAGCAGTAGAGACCCTGAACAAATAACCACACGACTACCACCGCCTGAGATGGCAGCTAGGGAAGCCTCAAGACCTCTACCTACTGCAGAGCAGTCAAGTGATAAGTATGCTTTAGTTATGAAGCCTAGAGGTGGACCTAAAAAGAATAAGATGCCTGCTCTATTAAAAGATCAAGTATTCCTAGATGGCATAGACCGTCTTAAAAGAGACCATCCTGATCTGCCTGTGAACAAGTTTTATCAAATAATTGAGGGTGAGTCAGCAGGTAATACAGACGATAGGAATCCAAATTCAGGCGCTGTAGGGCTGTGGCAAGTTACTGAGGATGCTCTAACTGATCTTAAAGACAGAGACTTAGTACCTAAAGACCTTACTTTACCTAAAATACGCTATATGGGTGCAGGAGAACAGCTAGATTTGTACTCAAAGTACTTGACTAGGTGGGGCTACGATGGTAAAATGTCTTTAGGCGTTCTTCAGGCAGCACCAGCTAAAAGAAAAGTAAAAAATAAAGATCAAGTAATATTTAAAAAAGGCAGTAAAGCGTGGAATCAAAACCCCGGTTGGCGTGGCCCAGAGTCTATTACACCTAATTCTATTGATAAGTATTACTTTAGGGATGCTCTTGAACGGTCTTTACGTCCTAAACTACGGCCTATCAGTTAGAAGATATAAGAAGAAGAAGGATAAACTATGTCTAAAGAACTACTAACAGGCCCAATACCGGGACAGTCCTTAACGGATGAGCCGGGAAACTTCCCTTGGGAGCAACCTCCTGAGACTGAGAAGCCTGAAGAAGCCTTGATGATGCACATTGAGAAGATGTCAACTCCTGAGTTTATGGAGGGGGCGTCTATTCTTATGGAGATTGGCGTACCTGTGTCAATTCTCACCAGTACATCTATTACAGGCGCAGTAGCTGAAGGCATTCACAGCATTGATGTAGGACTTATAATTGCAGATGGCATTAAAAAAGAGCTTGTGTCTATCGCTAAGATGTCAGGCGTCAATTACATTGAAGAGTTTTCTGATGAGCCTGAAGTAGAACAAAGACAGAAAGCCAACCTTAAAGCTCTGGTAACAGCTAAGCTTAAAAAGAAAAGTTCTAAGCTGGACGAGGTAGATGTCACTAAGACTATGGAAGCCATGACTAGCCCAGAGGTAGAGGCACTAGAAGACATGCAAGATCAGCAAGAAGAGGGTGGCCCTGAGATGGAGCAGCCACCTCAAGAGCAGCAAGAAGAGCCTGTTCCAGAAGCTAACATGGGCCTAATGAGTAGAGGAGTTTAATTATGGTTAATATAGCATTGGCCTTTGCTGGGGGTGCAGCAAAACAATTCACAGATGATCAAGCTGAGATGCGTAAAGAGTATCGGGAGAAGAAGGATCGTCAGAAAGCTTGGGCTGATAAGAATGGCAAAAAGATACTAGATGACTTGGAAGCTAAGTCTGACTTTGTATTAAATGCGGGTGAGTCTTTAGAGGCATATGGCCTTGAAACTGAGAACGTCCAGTACATAGTTGATACGTATGGTACAAATGCTTTGTTGGAATTAAAGAAACAAGTAGACACGCTTAGTATTAGTGAATTAGAGGCTTTAAAAGTAAGTAAAGGTTTGAATAGTGTCATAAAAGGAAAAGACGCTTCTTATGAACCATCAGATACGAGTTGGGCAGAAAGCGTAGTTAAGGACTTTAAAATACAACAACTACCTAATGCAGACCCTTCCGCTAACAGTGGTGGCTTCTTTGCTGATCTTCTTTCAGGTAAATCTATGAGAGATGAGCATGACAGGTGGATGGATGAAGACTTCCTGAAAGACTCAAGTGGGCAAGGCATTTCTATAAGAGAACTTAGAGCAGCCCCTTCAGGTAGACCTGAACGTGGTACTGTAGCTAAACTTGATTTGACTGCCTTGTCAGGTAGTGGCACTTCTAGTGCGTTCAATACTACAAAGAGACTTATTTTAGATGCGGCTACTATAGCTATAGAAACCAACGGTACAGCCGAGCAGAAGGAAGCCTTTAAGATTAGCTATGTACAAGACGAACCAACAGAAGCAAACATTACAGAAAAGCTGTTGGCTCTAAGAACTAATGATCTGCTAATCCCCATCTTTGAACAGGCAACAAGAGATGTGTATAATACAGGCAATTTAGCAACCTCTTTTAATAGTCCTTTTGCTCATAGCTTCTATGGTACTGAAGACGCGCTAAATGCTATCCTTAATCCTTTGACACTAAAAGAAGAACTAGACGAATTAAACTTAACAGGTGACAATAGACCTAAAGAGTTTAATACTCAAGAAGAGGCAAAAGTGTACTGGAGGAAAAATCCTAATGTTGAGTATGCTATAATAGATGGGCAGTTTGCAAAAAGAACTGACCGTAAAGAGGACAGGATTCCAGCACCGGAGGATGTAGTACCGGAGGATGTAGTACCGGGGGCTGTAGTACCGGGAACATTTGATACTAGTGACTTAACTTTAAATGTACAACCTACTGAAAAAGTTGAAGGTATTCCTGCCCGACCAGAGAAAAAGTACCAAGACGATAGTCCAAAACTTCTTGAAAAACCACAGAACCGTAGAAAAATAAGAGCGTGGAATAAAAAATATGGAGCTAAGTACAATCCTGATGCCACTTACAAGTTAGTAAGGCCTCAAGGTCTTCGGCCTGAAGGCACCGACAGCCGAGAGCGTTTTGAGTATGACCTTTGGGATGCTACCTACGGAGCTACCCATGACCCTCTTACAGGCTACCCTCTTGTAGATAATATTAATCTCAGTTTAATACCGGGTACACCTGAGTTTGAAGAAGCTAAGAAACAAAAGGGGGCTGAATAAATGTTACGCATAGACCCTTTTAAAAAAGAAGACAACACTCTTGACTCCTTGGAGTACACAGGTGGTGAGAAGGATACCTTTGGCTTAAGTGACCTCACTGAGGATCACAACTACAATGTCATAGAGCAGCAGATGAGCCGCAGGTTTGGTATGAATGAGAAGTCTCACACCAGACAGCAGGTAGTTGACAAGTATATAAACTACATGCGTAACTTCAACTCAGGTAACAGTATTAGTATCTTGACAGAAGCCTCGTACTTAAATGAAGCTGACGATGCAAAGAAGATGGCAGCTTTCAATGCCTATAAACTTTGGGATAACTCCAAGGGGGCTTTTGATGGTGGCACAGTAGCCCAGAAAGCAGACAGTGTATTAGACTACGCTAGGTCTTTGATAGCTGACCCTATTAACCTTGTAGGCTTTGGCGCAGGTAAGCTTGCTGCTGGTAGTGCTGCTAAGATAACATCAGAGGCAGCAAAGAAGGCACTAGAGCTTTCTGTAAATCGTATACTTAAAAAGAACAAGCTGCCAGTTAATACATTGCGCTCTGAGCTATCCCCTAAAGTCATTGCAGCTATAGACCAAGACCGTAACCGTATCTTGACTAAAGCCCTGCGTGGTGAAGCTGTAGAGGTAGCTGAAGATGTATTTGATGCAGGTGACGTAGCTAAAGCGGCTGCTAAAAGAATAGCAGATAAAGGTAAGCTAGGACTTAAAGTAGGCTTTGGTGCAGATGCGTTTGCAAGTATTACTATTGATTCTATTCAACAGAAGTCTTTGATGGGTGTAGGCTCTCAGGATGAGTTTAGTTATCTTAATGCACCACTGATAGCTGGCATGGGTTTCTTTGGCTATAAGCTGGCAGGCGCTGCCCCTTTCTTGTCTGGCAGGGATGGGCTATTGCCTCAGTCTGTAGCCTTTGATCTTTTTGATCACACAGCTATGGCTGAAGCAGGATTTAAAAAGAGGGCAAGAGAAGAGGGTGTTAAAACCAACAAGAAACGCCTAGCAGAATTAATGGACCCAAATAACGAGGAAGCAGTAAAAAAGCAAGAGGCACTAGCTCAACTTGTAAAAACAAACAGTGAATCGGCTGAACGTTGGGCTGAGAAAGTACGCTTAGGTACAGCTTCAGGTACAGGTAAACCTGCTGACCTCAATGATGTAGAAGGCTTGAAAGGGTTCTTGTTAGGTAACAAAACAGGGGATGACGCTACACACTTTGATGGTCTATCTCAAATCTTTGAGAAGGCAGGTCTTGAGCTACAGTTTGAAGAAGGCTCCTTTGTACATTTGACTGACTTTATTACTGAGACTGTAAAGGTAATGGATAAGGACAGCATAGTTAAAAAAGAGATTCAAAACCTATATGACATAACCCTTAAAAAGCTAGACAGTACTTTCAAGGGTATAGAGTTTGGTGACGAGGCCATGAATACTCTTGCAGCTAAATCTAGTGATGCAGGTAGACGTATGCAAGTCTTTTCTCAGTTAGCTAAAACTGGTGAGGAGATTATGAAGCGTAAAGTATTACTTGGAGAGGAACGTGTAGTAACCCCTATGGAGATACTAGACGATGAACTATCGCCAATTACTAAAGACCTCAGAGATCACTTTGCTGATAAACAAAATGGTTTCCAAGCCATGTTTATTAAGACCTTAGTTACTCATCCCGGCACTACAGCGTTGAACTTGTTAGGTTGGGCGCAAGCTAGTACAATGCAATCTGGTAGTGATTTAATTCGTGGTACACTGTATGGTACTAGAGCATTAGGTGACTATATTATGGGTAATAAAACCAGTGCTATTGAGTATGTAGCCCTTGCTAAACATATGTTTAGTTTGCAGGGACAAAAGATAAAGAACTTAATTAACCCTTTTGCTACGCAGCAAGAGACACTTAATTTCTTATCTCAAAACCCTAAACTACAGAAAGAACTTTTTCGTTACGTGTCAGGTGGTGTAGAGAGTAAGGATGTAGCAAGAGACTTAGGTATTAGTGTTGATGACTTAGAGAAACCGGGGATGTTTGAGAAGTATCTTGACAAGTTCCAAACTCTGTACGGTGTTAAGGCTGTAGACATTACGTCCAAGACACAGGAGTTTATGTACAACATAGATAAGCAGATGCGTTTAAAGTACAAGCTATCCTATAATGACTTTATGAGCCAAACTGTAGATGTTTTAGACTCTAAGGGTGCTAAGGTTCTAAAAGAAGGGACTTCTGAGGTTAAACAGGAGCCTAAGCACTGGCAGCTTATGAACGGAAGTGACTTCTTTGAAGTACAAACCAAAGCCCTAGACGATACGTTACGTACTGTATTCTCTAAGTCCTACGGTGGAGGTGACTTCAACGCCAAGCGTGGTGCAGTAGAGAGTGTAGCTAAGGTCATTGAGGATGCTCGTAAGATTCCCGGCGTTGGTGCTATGATCCCGTTTGGTCAGTTCTTCAATAACACTATTGCATTCATGTCAGATCACGTAGGCATAACATATGCTCACAAATTCTTTACTAAGTCAGACAGAGACATCATGGAGTTACACACCAAGTTTGCTACAGGTATGGTTCTGGTTAAACTTAATATGGAGTTTGAGTATAAGAACATGGAAGAAGGCTTGGCTTGGCATCAGGAACGTGACTCTGATGGGCAGGTAAGGTCACGCCTGTATGACTTCCCGTTCAGCTTCTGGAAGGCTATAGGTCGCATGGCAGCACACGTACAACGTGATGGAGAAATACCTAAAGAGCTTTTTGAAGATATAAGGAATACCTTTGGCCCTGCTAACTTGACGAGAACTTTAGGTGATACTGCAAAGGGTGTCAGTGACATGTTTGAAGATGCTGCTGTGGGTAATACCCCTGAACTTTTAGACTTCCTTGAGAAGTCACTAGGGGGAACAGCAGCTTTGTATGCTTCTGGCTTCAGTAGACCCCTAGACCCTTTCAATCAGATTGCTGCTATGGCTATGGGTGACGCCTATAACGAGAAAGACCGTAAGATAGGCAACAAAGCTATCAATAACAGTGTGCGTTACGTTGAGAGCATCTATGACGCCTTAGAGATGGTAGTCATGGGTGAGGATGAGAAAGCCTTCGCCAAGCAAAGTGCTGTAGAGGAAGGCTCAAGAGGTGTACCTATAGGGCGTATCTTTGGCTACAGGGCAGAAGCTGCACCTAATGCAGTCACCAGAATGTTTGCTGATATGGGTAGACCTAACTGGAAGGCTGGCATCAAGTCTGCTATTCCTGAAGCTGACAACAGGATCAATGCCGTTATAACTAAATACTTAGATGAGTACGCTGAGCGTATTCTTGATGATCCTAATTGGAAAGACCTGAGTCAAAAAGAAAAGCGTTCAACTTATACAAAAGAAGTTCTGGCCCCTGCTAAAAGTAAAGCTTTACGGGAGCTTTATAAGACAGGCAATCCTGATGACAGGCGTTATAGGATGATGTATAAGTTAAGCAAAAGAGGTAGTGACGTTAAAATGCTTGACATGGAAAAGGCTCTGGAAGAACTAGGTATAGAAAAAGAAGTGGCTGACCTGTCTTACAGAGAGCTAATAACTCTACGAAGCTTCCTACGAAAGGAAAAACGAGAATCCGCAAGGAGAGTCAGAGCCATAGGTTAATAAAAAAAGGGGCGGTCAAAGCGACTGCCCCTCTTCTTTTGTTTCACGTGAAACATTTACTTCACACCGTGTAGCTCAGAGCAGTACTTAGCCCAAAGATACACTTCTCTTATCCGCTGCTCAACCATCTTACGTTCATAACAAGGGTCTAAACTAGAGATTACAAGTTTCTCTAAGTCTTCACACATACCTGTTAGGTTTTCAACAAAGACTGCCTCTTTACCTTTACTGTAGTTAAGTGCTTCTTCTTCTAAGTTCATTTTACCTACCCCTTTGTTATTTACAATACATACTTTATAGGTAGCGGGTATCTTTGTCAAGTCTTTTGTAGGTGGCTTATAAGGTACTCATGTGCTTTGCCTACTTTGTTTACATCATCCTTGAAAGCACCTAAGCCTGTATTACAATTAAAACAGACCCAGCCTCTGAATGTTTCAGTAGTATGACAGTGATCTAATACCCAAGACTGTAGCATTTTCTGTCCTTTCCTTCCTACTTCATGTATTGAACGGTCACATATAGGGCATGTATAGTTTGTGTCAGGGTAAGCGTGGATAGTCTTAAGGTGTTTTATAAGTTTAGACTGCTCTCTTGCACAGCTTCTACACTTTCTTTTTATCTCACCTGCCAACATGTGTTGAAAGTTTTGAACAGGTTGGACAACACCACAGTTATTACACTCAAGACCTTCTTCACAAACTACCTTTACTGCTTCAAATAGTTCTAATTGCATTATGCGTCAATATCCTTTGGTATCTTTATACAGGTTGCATAGAACTTAGATGATGCTGTAGGACTTTCTGTCCTTAGCTTTAAAGAGTTCATAGCTTTGACCTTTAAGCATATTTCTAGATCAGTAAACACTACGTTAGGTGCTTGAACGGAGTACCCCCCGTTCAGCATTAGTACCACTAAGTATACATACATATTGTTACTCCTTGGGTTTAGGTAATGTCCACCATCTCGCAGACATCTCCAGTACACGCCATAGTTTGCATACCTGACGTATTATCTGTTTGTTCATAGGATGAAAGCTTACTCCAATCAATGCTATCAGGTGACTGAGCTATCATGTAAAGATACTCTACATTAGTACAGTCTTGGTAGGGTGCTTGCTGATACGTATGCTCACTGAAGGGCAAGAACGATACACCAGACATCTCATCAAAGTGCTTGTACACGAAGGCTCCTACTTCAAGCCACTCACCTGACTTTACGTTAATCGTCACGCTAGGCTTATGCTCACACCAATGACGTTGATACATCAGCCACATCTCTAGTTGCTCTAGTGCAGTCATGTCAGCAGTATGAACAGCACCATCAGGTGACTTCATGGGGAAGCTAAACACTGTGGTCTGATCAGGCTTCATAACGTCAGCCTCGCTAGGGATGCCCTGATCAATCATGAACTGTGTCAGAGGGTCTTTGTTATCGCCCCTAACAGTTCGTATGTAATAAGGAGAGTGACGAGCATGAATCCCAGACGCACTATCCACCAACTGTGAGACAGTTCCGCTGGGCTTAACGCAAGTAATAGCAGTTGCGACAGGTATACCAAGGCGATCAGCCCACTCAGCATTAGTAGAAACAGCAACATCTTTTAAGTACTCCAATGTATCAGATAGTCCATTATTAGCCATTGTCATTAGTGGGTTGTCCATTATCCCCGTGAGAGACACACCAAGCAATCGCTCTGCGGCTGTGTTCGTGTTCCACACTTTACGCAGATAGGGGAAGTGGGTGTAGGTGCTTTGGATTGTACCCAAGATAGTAGCGATGCGGACTTTACGTGCAATGTCTTCCAGACCATCTGTAGCACGGATGACAACCTCAGATAGATTACAGAATTGGTTAGGCCGTAAGATGATTTCCGAACAGGGGTTTGTTCCGAACTCGTAGCAAGTTTCTCGTCTTCCATTCTTTGCTGCTTGCTTAATCGAAGCTTCTCTATTAAATATACCACGTTCCCCGCTCCCACTTTCCATCAGTGCAGTCCACTCACGCATGAATGCAATGCTGTCAGGCTTCTCTGAATATGATACAGAGTTATTAGCCAACGCACGATGGGCTGCATTGTCCCACCAGTTACCTGACTTAGCATGACGCATACGATCATCACTAAGATTACTCAATGAAATCATAGCACTACGGCGTACACCACCTACCACTACTACCTCACCAATCTTACACATCAAGTCATGGCATTCAATGCTGGACAGCTTACGTCCTGATGCGCCCTTGAATGTAGTGACAGTAAAATTAAACAAGTCGATCAGTGGTGCTGGGCCACTAGCTCTACCACCAAAGGTCTTGAGTCTTTTACCAGCAGCACGTACCTTACTAACATCCCACTTAGGGATTTCGCCAGCCCATAGGAGAGCCAACACTTGACGCAGACCTTTAGCCCAACCTTCTTTACTATCCTTGATGACAACTGTAGTATCGCTATCGAAAAGGGTAGGTATATCAGGGAGCTTACTGATGAACTGACGCTCAACACTGAAACCAACCCCCGTACCACAGAGCAAGATGAACATAGCCTCATCGAAGGACTTAGGGTCATCTACGGGTAGATAACTACAGTTATACATACAAGTATTGTCACGTTCTGCTGCCTTACCTGCTGTCATCATTGATCTCATGGATGGCATTACTTGTAGGCTCAACAGGTGATGACGGATCAAGTCAACTTCAGCATTATGTCCGTTGCTATTATCATCTTCTAATACAGGCTTGATAATATTATCTAGGTATCGTTCAACTGTCTCACCCCATGTCTCACGCCTTCCTTCACTGTCTAGCCACCGTGCATAGCGGCTGGTAGCAATGAATGTCTGGTAGTCTGTTGGTAGGTAGTTACTATTCATCTGTTGTGATCCTCATTTTGCTTATCGTAATACCATCTATGTCATATATGTATGCATACAAGGCTTCATTAATCTCTTCTTCTAAACTACCATCCACTGGTACAGGATAGTCATCTTCATCTATTTCTAGGGACATAAGAACTCTAGCAATCATCTTGCTCAAGCTCTATGATTAGTCGGTCAATGTACCAACGGGCTTTCTTCAAGTCTTCTACGCCATTCTTGTAAGGCCAACGCCAGATATACTTGAAGGCATTCTGCCAGCAGTACGCATGATGTGGCTCTACGTATGATCCTTCTGACATAGCCCTCATTGCATCAATGCATTCAATACCACCAGAATTATACTGTGGGGGGTTATTGACTACATCTTCATCAACAGTTTGTTCTAGTACCCATTTAGTCATCATGCATTACCTCTTGTCTTAGTTGTTAGTGTTAGTGTTAGAACATTACCATTGGAAGTATACTTAGGTTCATCATCTTCTTTCTCAGGCAATTCATCATCAAGTCTGTGTAGTACGTAGTGGTGCAGTGCATCTCTAACGTATTCATCTTCTTCAATGACAGGTATAACAGAACATAACATGCTGCACAAGTGGGAAAGATATGCAAAGTCCTCATCGTTTAAAGGATTATCTGATGATGATACCAGCCCCACTGTCACATCACCATCCCAGTTACCGTCTTCGTGAAACGGCGTGATACGAATCACAAAGTCTTCTTCTTTTAGGTCAGATAAAATATCAGATACTTTCATTTACTTTCTCACTATCTTGTCATAAGGGAAACTGATTAACTTTAGTCCTATAGCCTTGCCCTTTTCTTTAAGCCACGGTAGAGGAACAATCCTATCGTAGTACAAGAAACCTTTTGTATCACACCATGATGCATAGGTACTCTTTGAACCCTTCCTTAACTTGCTCCTACTATTACTGAAGACAAAGCGAATGTCAAGGGAGGGATGTTGTTTTTTTATAAGCTGATGCTTACGTCTGTCCTCTGATGTAAACAAACCCTTAGACTCTATGATGATACCGTTAGGTAGTACAAAGTCTGGGGTGTAGGTGCGGTATGCTAAGTCCTCCCATTCAATTTTCATTGACTCATATGTGGCAAGTACACCCTGCTCTTTTAGATACTCTGCGAGTTTAACCTCAAGCCCACTACGATACCCTTGTTTTCTAGCTGCACGATAGCTCTTGCCATTCATTGTATTAGAAGTCTCCGACCTTTAGGGTTGAGTAGTCACCCCAACCTGTAGCATAGTCACCAGTTAGGTTTGCTTCCGCAACAGTAACCAGTGTTTCTTTTACTTTCTCCAAAGACTTCATCATCAACTCAGGTGATACCTTGTGTAAGTGTGCCACGTAGGGGGCAGTCTTTTCTATAGCAATGAAGCTGAACTCTTTAGCCTCTAGGCCAGCCAGTTTACAAGTATACAAATAGAAAGCAGCTTGTATATGATAAGCGTACTTACCCACCTGTTCTGCAAAACCCTTTGGCGAAGCGTCGATAGTAGTCTTGATGTCAAATATCTGCCCTGTCTCTGGTATGTATAAATCGGGTCGTGTCTTTAGGTTTAGTCCACTGTAAGGATCATTTACAAAGACACTACTTTCTGTGATCCTTCCTTCATGTGTTAGTAGCTCATTACATATAGGGTTGTCAAGTGCTGAGTGACACATTTTATTATGGACATGGTACTCAACCTCAGTGAGAACTACCTCATCTTCTTTCTTGTTGGCATACATTTCCTTGAACATCTTAGATACCCTAGTCTTTGGGCCTTTGAATACTAGGTCACGATCTGGCTCAAGTAGTGTGGCATGTACTGCACTTCCTAATGCAAATGCTGGGCTATCACCCAAAGGTTTCTGTGCCATGTAGTGTGCAAGCGATTGCTTACACACCGTTTTAATGGCAGACGAAGAGTACCCTATCTGTTT